ATGGCGCTAGAATTACAACTTATCAAACACCACTCAGGAATACTGATCCCGGCTACGCCCGAGACCAGCGATATCCTGCAATCAAATACTCGGCTCGGCGATGTTCTTGTTGCCGAGTTCAGGCGGGTACGTAACCCGGCGTTCCATCGGCGCTTTTTCGCGCTTCTCAATCTCGGTTTTGAATACTGGGAACCAACCGGCGGGGCTATCTCTAGCAACGAGCGGAAGCTGATTACCGGCTACGCCAAGTACCTGGCTTCATATGGCGGGAACGAGGGGGCTCTGATCGATGCTGCCGAACAGTACCTGGAACAGGTTGCTTATCGGCGTGTCACGAATGGCATTAGCCTGTGCAAATCCTTCGATGCTTACCGCTCATGGGTGATCGTTGAGGCAGGGCACTTTGATGCCATTCAGCTACCTGACGGAACACTAAAAAAACATCCTCGTAGCATCTCATTCGCCAACATGGACGAGTTCGAGTTCCAGCAGCTCTATAAAGCTGCGCTCGATGTACTTTGGCGCTGGGTCCTGTCCAGTTCATTCCGCAGCCGTGACGAGGCCGAAAACGTCGCCGCGCAGCTGCTTGGCTTTGCGGGGTGATGGAATGAAGTATTCCTGGTTCCACCACACCGATTGCAGCACCGAACAGGCCGACGAATTGGTTAAGCGATACAAAGCGCGCAGCGTGCGAGTAGAGCGCAGCCTTAATCAGGATTACGTGACCTGGACTGTCAGTGCGTTCCTTCCGACATCTAACACACCAGCGCGCCCGAACAGTCGCTGGCGAAACCGGATGTGGGGGTGAACGTGAAGACATATCAAATCACTTTGCCCTGGCCGCCGAGCAATAACCGGTATTACCGGCACAACCGCGGGCGCACTCACATTAGCGCTGATGGCGTAGCGTATCGCTATGCGGTCGCCAGTGTCATTCGAAGCGCCCGGCTTAATATCCGCACGGCCGCACCACTAAAAATCCGAATTGAATGTCACATGCCCGACTGCCGGCGCCGTGATCTGGATAACCTGCAGAAGGCAGCTTTTGACGCTTTAACCAAGGCGGAATTCTGGCTGGATGACTGCCAGGTAGTCGACTATCGCGTTGTGAAAATGCCTGTCGTTAAGGGCGGGAAATTAGAACTCACCATTACCGAGTTGGAGACCGCATGAATCTTGAAAACACCCTCAAATATCACTTCGCCAAATCGACAATGATTAGCGACTCTCCGCGCGCTACGGCGTCAGACTCATTAACCGGAACGGATATCATGGCTGCTATGGGCATGACGCAGGAGCGGGCAGCCTTGGGTTACAGCGCCTTTCTCGGGAAGATGGGTATCAGCAATAATGACCGGGAGAGGGCGATCGAACTGCTGGCCCAGTACGCGTTGACTAAGTGCGATCGGGTTGCGGCATTACGAAAGCTTGATGCAGTGGTTAAACCACTGGTAATGCACCAACTGGCCACCTTCGCGTTCGAGGACTATTCCCGCAGCGCCGCCAGTGTGAAGCAGTGCGATGGCTGCAATGGGGAAGGGTTTATTGACGCTGAGGTTTTCAGCATGAAGTCCCACACTCCGGCAAAAGAGAAGAAATTCGTGAAGATGTCGCTGAGTATGGGTGTCGAAAATATTCGACCTTCTGAGTATGAGGTACGGAGGCAGGTCAGGGAGGTAGCACGCGTTCTCTGCCCTCAGTGTAAGGGGAAGAAGGTTGTTAGTTGTGCCTGTAGAGATTGTCATGGCCGCGGGAGAGCTGTTAATCAGGCTCTTACAGAGCAGCAGGGCGTTCCGGTACTGGCTGATTGCAAGCGCTGCAGTGGGCGGGGGTTTGAGCGAATTCCATCAACGGAGGCTTACGCAGCTTTAAGGGAGATAACGGATGCAATCAGCCTCGATACATGGAAGAAATCTGTTAAGCCATTCTACGATCAGCTCATCACCAGGTTTGACATCGAAGAGGCCTGGGCTGATGCGCAGCTGAAGCAGATAACAAAATAGGGCGTGAATTTATCGTGAACTATTTACTTTTCCCGAATCTGTGGTAATTTTGCTCCAACGATGGGTTATTGCCTTCGTTTAAAGCCCTGCGGTTAACTCCGTGGGGCTTTTTGCTTAATAGCGACTTAAGAATATCTAAAACCATTCACCCCTGCGGTGACTTATAATTTCCCCAACAACGCAGGAGGGAATATGGAAGAAGGTTTCTACTGGATTCAGCACAACGGCAGGATTCAGGTTGCTTACTTCAGCAATGGCGTTACTGAAGACCTTGAGACGGGACTTACTTTTAATGGTATTTGGCATCTGACACAGGGTGACGACATCTGCGACAACGGAGAAGCTGAGGTGATTGAAGGCCCTCTCCCTCTACCATTTAGATGAATATATTCATCTGATTATGTGGCAGATTCTTCATACTGCACATATGCTTCTTAAGCATCCTGCGGAATGGATGTTTCTGAAAGCGTTTTTGTGGTGGATCCCCCTAAGCGGAGGGGCGGTTCAGCAGGACATTTCTCCAGAGTGTCCAACCAGCGCGCGGAAATGAATGCTGTGATCATTTCCACCGGGAGGCACCCGGCACCACTCCCTCAGTTATTGCCAACTTAGCTATTTATGCCTGCTTGTCCGAGCAGGTTTTTTTTTATTTCTCCCTTGTGTTTTGTAAGAGACCTCAGAGCTAAGAAAGGGTGTTAAACCTCAGTACGTGTTTTAGCAAAACGATCCTCGAAACATTACAAACTCGTCTGAGACAAAAAAGCGCGGAGAACGACATCACTCCTCTCCGCAATAATAATTCCATCTTCTGCCCGATTGTCTTTCTTTTATCCACAAAAGCTAAAGTCATGACTTAATGTAAATAATAACATCTTTAAACTATGTGGGCAGTTAATTATTTTTTTGTTTAAATGACTCTCCTTAAGGATTGTTTAATCTATTGCTTTCCTAAGGGAGAAAGAAGCGCCGAAGAGTATCAATCATCATCAGGCTGCCGTATGGCAGCCTTTTTTATTTTTATCAACAGCACCCGCACTTAGCGAGGTGAGAGACCATGAAAATGAATGATTCAGGGAACATCTTCACGCAGTTCTTCGCGTGGGTAGCAGCTCTGGCGTCAGCCATTGGATTTACCACTCAGGATCTGGTGTTCATGTTCTTTGGCGCTGCTGGTCTGCTTATCTCGCTAGCCTCGTACATTAACGGGCGGGTAGATGCAAACCGCAGGCGTAGAGAGGATGAGAAGCGAACAAAAATGGTCAATGACTACCTGAAAGGCGTTGGTGATAAACCCCTCCACGAGCGTCCCGCTGCTGCAAGCGTGGTCGTTGAGGCATTACAAAAGGAAGGTGAGTGATGGGATCCAGAGCAAAGTTGAGTACCGCAGTTCTAGGGCTGATACTGGCTGGTGCTCCTGCATCCGTAATCCTTGACCAGTTTCTGAATGAGAAAGAGGGTAACAGCCTCACGGCCTACAAAGATGGCGGCGGTATCTGGACTATTTGCCGCGGCGCAACGATGGTTGATGGTAAACCGGTTGTGCAGGGCATGAAATTGACTCAGGCTAAATGCAATCAGGTGAACGCCATCGAACGCAATAGGGTTCTGGCGTGGGTTGACCGCAATATTACGGTACCGCTTACCGAACCTCAGAAAGTTGGGATCGCTTCTTTCTGCCCGTACAACATCGGGCCGGGTAAGTGCTTCCCGTCCACGTTCTATAAGCGCATCAATGCCGGTGACCGCCACGGGGCATGCGAGGCAATTCGCTGGTGGATTAGAGACGGTGGCCGCGACTGCCGCCTGACTAAAGGCCAGAAGAACGGCTGCTACGGTCAGGTAGAACGGCGAGACCAGGAAAGTGCGCTGGCGTGCTGGGGGATCGACCAGTGAAAATTGATCCGGGTCTTATCGGCGTTTTCATTATTGCTGGCCTTTCGGTTGCCCTCGTTAAGAGCTGCTCGGAGGCCAGTAATCTTCAAAGCGAAAACGACGTTCTGCGAAGTGACAATTCTCTGCAGGGGCAGGTGATCGCTACCCAGGCATTCAACTTCAATCGATTCAATCAGGTTGCAGAACATGCCAATAGGCTTAACTCCCTGATTGATACAAGCACCGAAGAAACCGTAATCGAATACCGGGAGATTCTCCGCCGTGAAAAAACCTGTGATCTGCCTGTTCCTGCTGACATCGCTGGTGGGTTGCTCAAATACGCGCACCGTTTACGTGCCAGCGCCTTGCGCACCGATACCTACAGACCTGACACAGCCGATGATCGTTCCGCTGCCGCCAGATCAATGACGTACTGTCAGGCAGTCTTGTGGATTAAGCCGCTACTGGCCGTAATTGAGAAGGGCAACAATAATTTCGCTGGCATAAGGCAGATCGAGCAGGAAAGAAAGAACTAGGGATATGGCTCATCCTTGAGCACACGGGTATTTCTGAACGACGGCTTTACCTGACATAGCAAAGCCTCCTTTAAATTTTAGAAAACACATGAGATTTAACAACTAGAAGTGGCAAATCAAAAAAAGCCCTCATCAGGAGGGCAACCGGAGTCTCAGTTTTACTTGCTCTTTTTATCGATGTTTCCCTGGAGTTGGCATTCTCCACATCAGAGTCCTGAACAGTTTGGCAGTCAGGCATTAATCAACAAGCATAAGCGCTAGTGATTAAGATAATCCTTACCTGATCATTTGGGCCGGGCAGTAGCTTAAAATGCTCTGATTATCCATAGGGCTGACATAGCCACTGCAAAGGTATAGAGTTGATGTGTCTTTATGGAATGAGGATTAACATGAAAGGTAAAGTGATTATCGCTGCTATGGCTTTGGTTTCGTTCAGTGCTCTTGCCTACGAGGGGCAGTATCTTTCTGACTTCGCCAGTGCAAAAAGCACGTCTAAAAGCTACTCCCAGCTGATTAGTAAAAACAAACTACCTGCATGGGTAAAAAGTGGTGGCACGAGCACGCCATCAACCGAAGTAACAGTTGCGGGCAAAAAGTATATTGCGCTGTCAGGATGTAAACCACACAGCTGTCCAGAACAGAATATTGCTGTTCTCTACTCACCTGATAACGGTGATATCCATGGTGTGTTTTCTGATTTCAATGCAGAAAAGAATCGTGAGATATTGACTTGGTTAAACGTGGATCCGATTGATTCTGATTCGATGAAAAATGCGCTTTTCAATCGGCTGTACGGCAATTAAATAACCCATGCTTCAAACTGTAACCCACCAGTTTGAAGCTTCAATACACGACTCAATCGCCTCACAGTGTGTAGGTCGCTCACATCGCACCCTCATTCCGCTTAACTTTAGCAATGAATTCTTCTGTGATTGATAGACCCGCTATGATTTCCGAATTTAAGACGGAAGCACCAAATTGGCTTACAAGGTCCAGAAGAGTTTCATATGTCTGGATGAGCTCCATTAGATCGGAAATGACTATTTGGTCATGCTCAGTGTGCAGATGAGTCCGTGCAGAGGCTTGATGCACTATCCACTCGAGATTGGCCTTGATTTTCTGTACGTCATCGTAGTTATACATATTTCATGAGCTTAAATCCTCATTTCAAGATTTATTTGAGAAAAATACTTCGTTGCTTCAAATAATGAAGCTGTGAGTGACGTCTAAAATTCATTCAATTTAGAGGTAACAATGGCTAAGCCGGACTGGGGCGAGCTGCAGAAGCGGTTCCTGTCTGATCACGCTGCTACTGGCATATCCCCTAAGGAATGGTGCGAGACACATAATCTTAATTATGTAACTGCTCGCCGCTATATCAAGAAAGCTACTGCGCAAAATACAAAAATTTACGCGCGAAAGATAGCACGCACTGCGCAGAAAGATAAATGCGCAGAAGAGCTGGTGGACACAATGCTAAGCGCGAAGGTAAAGCGCTTTATTGCTGAATACCTGAAGGACAATAACGCCACGGCCGCCGCTGCGCGTGCTGGTTATAGTGACCCAAACTACGGTCGTCAGCTCATAGCGAATCCTAACGTTGCGCAGGCTATTGCGCAGCAGCAAAAAGCGTCCATTGCACGCACGCTTGGCAGTGCCGATGAAGTCCTCGCGCAGATGTGGCAGCTCGCCACCTTCGATGCAAACCAGCTTTCGCAGTATCGCCGCGGCGCTTGTCGTTATTGCTGGGGCTTTGGCCATCACTACCAGTGGCGGGATGCCGTGGAGTTTAAAGAGAAGCAGCTGGAAGCTAAAGAACGCGACAAGCGTGAGCCAGTTGATGTGGGCGGCTATGGATATGACCACACTCGTGAGCCTAACCCTGTCTGCCCGCGCTGCAATGGTGACGGAATAGGCCAGCCTTACTTCGCTGACACCAGGAAGCTCTCCCCTGACGCTGCTCTGGCTTATTCCGGCGTCAAGCTGGGAAAGAATGGTGTCGAGATAACGGCAATCAGCCGCGAACGCATGTACGAAGCGGTAATGAAACGCCTGGGCCTGGCCGATAGCGAATTCGCGCAGCGCCTGCAGGAGATTGAAATCGAACGCCGGCAGCTGGAGGTCGAGAAACTCCGTAAAGAGCTGGCCGGTGATGGTGAGGACGATGAACCAACCCCAGTGCAGATCAATATCAACGTAGTGGACGCGAGGGTGGAAGATGGGGATCAGCCCGACACTTAACATTCCTCAGGCGCGCTTCCTCGCGATGCAGCACAAATTCAAAGCCTATGTTGCCGGGTTCGGTTCCGGTAAGACGTGGGTGGGTTGTGGCGGCATCTGTAAAGGGATGTGGGAGCACCCTAAAATCAACCAGGGTTATTTCGCGCCGACGTACCCGCAGATTCGTGACATCTTCTACCCGACGATTGAAGAGGTGGCCTTTGACTGGGGCTTAAACGTCAAAATCAACGAGGGGAACAAAGAGGTTCACTTCTACGAGGGGCGGCGCTACCGCGGGACAACCATCTGCCGCTCGATGGAGAAGCCCGGCTCGATAGTCGGTTTCAAAATCGGTAATGCGATGGTGGATGAGCTAGACGTCATGGCGGCTGCCAAAGCGCAGCAGGCCTGGCGAAAAATCATCGCCCGTATGCGTTATAACGTTGATGGGTTACGTAACGGCATTGATGTTACGACCACACCGGAAGGTTTCAAATTCGTCTATCAGCAGTTCGTGAAGGCGGTACGGGAAAAGCCCCAACTGGCGGCCCTGTATGGACTGATTCAGGCCAGCACGTTCGACAATGCGAAGAATCTACCGCCTGATTACATCCCATCGCTTCTGAGTACTTACCCTGACGAACTGATTCAGGCATACCTGCGAGGGAAGTTCACCAACCTCAACAGCGGGACCATTTACCACACGTTTAACCGTAAGCTGAATAACTGTTCTGATGAGGTTCAGGATGGGGATCCGCTGTTTATCGGCATGGACTTCAACGTGGGGAAAATGGCCGCGATTGTTCACGTAAAGCGTAATGGCCTGCCGCGTGCGGTACGTGAACTGGTGAAGGTTTACGATACTCCGGCGATGATCAAGCGCATTCAAGAAGAGTTCTGGCGATATGAGGATGGTCGTTATGTAAAGAACCGGGAGATTTACATCTATCCGGATGCTTCTGGCGACTCCCGCAAGTCCCAGAACGCCAGCAAGACCGATATTGCCCAGCTCAACGATGCTGGATTTAGCGTCATTGTTGATGATGCCAACCCGCCGGTTAAAGACCGCATCAACTCGATGAATGCCATGTTCTGCAACGCCAACGGCGAACGCCGCTATCTGGTGAACGTTCAGAACTGCCCGGTTTACACCGAAAGCCTCGAGCAGCAAATCTGGGCGGCAAATGGCGAACCGGATAAATCAGCAGATAACGATCACCCCAATGATGCTGGTGGATACTTCATCGTGAAGGATTACCCGATCGTGAAACCGGCATACTCAATCACCATGGACATCACTTTCTGATATGGCAAACCACGACATCACCTGGGTGCGACCAGAACACCGGGCGGCTTCTGCTGCCTGGAGGAAATACAGGGACTTCTGCAAAGGAGCTGAGGCTGTAAAGGCAGCGGGTAATAAATATCTGCCGTATCTCGACCCAACCGATAAATCCACGCGTAACCGCAAACGCAACGAAGACTATCTGAGTCGCGCGGTGTTCTATGCCATTGCCGGCAATACGAAGATCGGCATGCTTGGGATGGCTTATCGCAAGGACCCCACGTTTAACGGTCCTGAAAAGCTGAAATACCTGCTGGACAATGCTGACGGGGCCGGCACCAGCATCTATCAGCAGTCGCAGTTGGTGGCCGAGAACGTGTTGGAAGTTGCGCGAGAGGGGCTTTATGTCGATTACGCAGAAGCCTCCGATGAGGCGATCATCCTCCGCTATCCGGCAGAGAACATCACTAACTGGCGAACAAAGCGTATCAATGGGCGCGATCAACTGGTGCTGGTGGTCCTTCGTGAATGCGTAGAAGAGCCGGATGGTTACGCTTACAAGGATGAAATCCAGTACCGAGAGCTGGCGCTGGAAGAAGGGCGGTTCATCTGTCGGGTATGGCGCCGGGCTGGTGGCACTGCAAGCGGAACCTACACCGTTGACAGTGAGTACCACCCTAAGCCGAAAGGAAAGGACTACTGGGATGAAATCCCGTTCACATTCGTCGGGGCCCAGAACAACGATCCTACCATTGATGATTCACCGCTGGCTGCGCTGGTGGAGATAAACCACGGTCATTACCGAAACAGCGCTGACTATGAGGACAGCGTTTGGTTCTGTGGCCAGGTGCAGCCCTACATGACTGGGCTCGATACCGGCTGGCGCGATCACCTCGAGAAGAAGGGCGTGAAAATTGGTTCCCGATCACCGCTTTTGCTTCCCAAGGAGGGCTCGTTTGGTTATGCCCAGGCACAGCCGAACATGCTGGCTAAAGAGGCCATGGACAGCAAACGCGATTACATGGTGCAGCTGGGCGCCCGACTGATTGAGCAGAACGCCACGGCGAAGACGGCAACCCAGGCGAGCGGTGAGCAAACATCCTCAACGTCGGTGCTCGGTATCTGCGTCTCGAACGTTTCCGAGGCCTATACGCTGGCACTTGGCTGGTGCGCGAAATACCTCGGCATCAAGGGAGAAACGACGAGTTACACCATCAATCAGGAATTCATAGCGAAGGTTGCCGAGTCTGGCATGGTGACGGCAATCGTCAACGCTTGGCAGTCCGGTGCGCTGCGCGATAGCGATATGATTCGCTCGCTGCAGAAGCTCGATCTCATTGACCCGGCAGACAGCCCGGACGAGGTTATTGATGCGCTTCGCAATCAGGCACCAACGTTGACGGGAGGCTGATATGCCCACCATTAACGAAAGCCTGCGTGATGAATCTATCGCGCATTCCGTTTGGTTAAGCCGCTACGCCACTGGAGTGGCAAACCGGATGGTGAAGTTGCTCAGCGAGACGGACGCAGAACTGTCGGCACGCCTGCTGGATGCGCTGGACAGATTGCCGCCGGAGAGCTTCACAGTTAATCGCCTGCAGAGTTTACTGGGCAGCGTGCGCGATCTTAACCATCAGGCCGTAGCCACCATGCAGGCAGGGCTCGAGAGTGAGCTGGTGGCGCTGGCAAAGAACGAAGCCAGTTATCAGCTGAACCTGTTCGATTCCCTTCTGCCATCACAGGTCCTGTCTCACTATCCGTTGCAGGGCATCACCGCCGATATGGTGTATGCCGCGGCGATGGCGCAACCCTTTCAGGGGCGGCTGCTGAGTGAGTGGGCGGAGAATCTGGAATCGGACAGGCTGGCGCGTATCGTGAACGCCGTCCGCAGGGGGTATCTTGCTGGCGACACGGTAGAAACTATCGCGTGCAATGTTCGTGGCCACGCCAACAAAGACTATCGCGACGGGGCGCTGCAGATGAGCAGGGCAAACGCCGCCAGCATCGCTAAAACAGCTGTGAATCATCTGGCTGCCACAGCGCGCAACAGCTTCACCAGTGCCAACAGCGATATCGTGAAAGGCAAACAGTGGCTGTCTACGCTGGACAATAAAACCAGCCACGACTGCATTATTCGTGACCTGCTGCGTTACACCCTGGATAACAAACCGGTCGGGCATAAGGTGCCTTACCTGCAGGGACCCGGGAAGATTCATTTCTGCTGCCGTTCTACTGAAACTCTGATTCTCAAGTCTTGGCGCGAACTCGGCATTGATATTGATGAGATGGACGAGGGCACTCGTGCCAGCATGGATGGCCAGGTGCCAGCTAAAACCTCGTATCTGGAATGGCTCGCGCGCCAGTCGGCACAACGCCAGGATCAGGTTCTGGGTGCCGAGCGTGGACGTCTGTTCCGCGCGGGTGAAATCGACCTGGCTGATATGTTCACTGACAAAGGCGAGTGGATCAGCCTGGAACGGCTGAAGCAGTTCTCAGGCACAGACAACTAACAATCACATCTTACTCCACGCCCTGGCATCCGCCGGGGCTTTTTTATGGGCGAGGCCCGGCAAAATCCCGAGGGGAAATTATGTTAATTCGAAACATGCTTCTGAAATATTACGCACCTGAAAGCGGCGGCGAGGGCAGCGGTGGCGGTGGTATCGAAATCACCCCAGAAATCCAGAAGCTGATTGATGAGCGTGTGACCAGCGAAGTCACGGGCCTGAAATCGAAAAACTCTGAGCTGCTGGGTACCATCAAGCAGCAAAAAGAAACCTTGTCACGCTTCGATGGTATCGATCCTGATGCTGTGCGCGGCATTCTCCAGCGTTTTTCCGACGACGAAGAGGCAAAGCTGATTGCCGCCGGAAAAATCGATGAGGTGCTCGATAAGCGCACCGAGCGTCTGCGTGCTGACGTTGATAAGCAGATTAAAGCCGCAAATGAACGCGCGGACAAAGCCGAAGCGTTCTCCAACAAATTCCGGGATCGAGTTCTGGGCGATGCAATCCGTGCAGCAGCCTCAAAAGCTGGCGCGCTGCCGGAAGCATCCGACGATCTGATTCTGCGTGCCAAAGGCACATTCCAGCTCAACGACGAAGGCGAGGCCGTAGCAGTTGATGCAAATGGCGATGTTCTGTTCGGTAAAGACGGCAAAACCCCACTAAGCCCGCTTGAGTGGGCGGAGTCTCTTAAGGAGACGGCTCCGCATCTGTTCCCACGCGCAGAAGGCACCGGCGCGGGCGGACACAAACCAAACGGCGTTGGCAGCCTGAAACGTTCCGAAATGAGCGCCAGCGACAAAGCGGACTACATCCGCAAGCATGGCCAGCAGACCTTCCTCAAACTTCCGAAATAAGGGATTAACCCATGTCTACCACTGTTAATAGTGACCTGATCATTTATGACGATCTGGCGCAGACCGCTTTCCTCGAGCGTCGCCAGGACAACCTGGCAATTTTCAACGCGTCCTCCAACGGCGCGATCCTGCTGGATAACGAACTGATTGAAGGCGACTTCCGCAAGCGTGCCTTCTACAAAGTGGGCGGCTCAATCGAATCGCGTGACGTTAACTCCACCGAAAAGGTGACGGGTAAGAAGATTGGCGCCGGTGAAGCCGTATCGGTCAAAGCGCCGTGGAAATACGGTCCATACGAAACTACCGAAGAAGCGTTTAAACGGCGCGGCCGCTCGGTTGACGAGTTCTCCGAAGTGATCGGCACTGATGTGGCTGACGCGACGCTGGAAGGCTACGTGAAATACGGCCTGAAGGCGCTTACGGCAGCTATCGGCGCCAACGCGGATATGGTGGTTACCGCCGATATCGAAACAGATGGTAAGAAGACTCTAACGCGCGGCCTGCGTAAGTACGGCGACAAGTTCAACCGTGTCGTGCTCTTCGTTATGCACTCCGCTACTTACTTCGACATCGTGGATGAGGCGATCGCCAACAAAATCTACGAAGAAGCTGGCGTGGTAGTTTACGGCGGGCAGCCGGGTACGTTGGGTAAACCTGTGCTTGTGACCGACACCATGGACGCTGATGCGATCCTTGGGCTGGTAGCCGGAGCGGTTACCGTCACCGAGTCGCAGGCGCCGGGGTTCCGTTCCTACGACATCAACGATCAGGAAAACCTGGCGATCGGCTACCGTGCTGAAGGCGTTGTTAATGTCGATTTGCTGGGTTACAGCTGGGATACCTCCAAAGGCGACAACCCGGACCTGACCAAAATCGGCACTGCAGGTAACTGGAAGAAGCACTTCACCAGCAACAAATCGACGGCTGGTGTACTAATTAAACTGGGATCCGCAGCGGGGGAGTAACGCTGTCAGTGGATAAAACCTCCGCAACCGCTGACAGCACCGATGCGGTCACCATTTCCCTGAAGTACACGCTAAACGGCGCAGGTGTTTCCGGCAAAACCGTTGCCTGGAATTCAACCGGCGGCACGCTCAGCACTGCCAGTTCTCAAACCGGCTCTGCTGGTGGGGCCACGGTCAAACTTACCTCTGATACAGCAGGTACTTTAACAGTCACTGGTACTGTTGATGGTGTTGCTAAATCGAGTGAGGAAATCACCTTCATCGCACCTGCTGCAGGCTAACCGATGGGGCGTAAGCCCCATTCAACGGATGCTCAGATGATTATTACTGATATCACCGCCGCTGACGTTAACAGTTACGCCAGCGAAGATGAACTGGCGTCATTTGCCACGCTGAGAGGAGTTGAGGTGCCTGAAAAGCTCACACCATTACTGATTAAGGCGATGGACTACCTGGAAGGTCTTGATTGGGTAGGTTCCAAAGCAGACCCTCGACAGCCGCTGGCCTGGCCACGCGCAAATGTCATTCTGGATGGACACGACTTCCCACCCGACCAGGTGCCGCGGCAGGTTATCACCGCACAATGCATGCTGGCTATCGAGGCGATTGATGGCGATTTGCTTTCAAGCGTTCGTGAGGCCGCGGTTAAAACCGAACGTGTCGAAGGCGCCGTAACCATGACTTATGCGGTTGCCGACGGTGAGGTGTTTACGCCAACTTACCCGGCGGTAATGGCTATTCTCGGCAACCTGGCTGGTGGGCGTGGATATGCAATCAATACTTTCGCGGAGCGCGCGTAATGGCCATCAACTATCAGCGAATGCAGGCGACAACGACTCGTATGCTCAAGCAGAACGGCATTGCATACAACGTCACGCGTAAGGGCACGTTAATCGTCATCGGTGGTGTGGAGCATCGTTCCGAGGATATCCAATTCACCGCCACAGGAGTGAAGACGGATTACGCGCCAGGCGAAATTGATGGAACCGTCATTGAAAACGGTGATGTACGGATTGTCTTCAGTGCTGAGAAGGACATTAAAACCGGCGATCTGATCGACGTGGACGGCGTAAGCCACCGCGTAGTTAAACCAAACCCCGTGAAACCGGGCGCTGTGGTGCTCTGCTACAAAGCTCAGTTGAGGGCATAACATGGACGATAATAAGGCGTTCACGGCTGCCATCACCGCGTTCGTGGACAAAGCCAAAGCGAATCAGGAAGCGGTCGTACGTGCTGTCGGCATTCGGATCCTTAATCAACTGGTGATTATGTCACCTGTCGGCAACCCCGAACTCTGGGGCATCAACCAGACGGCAGCCTCTTACAATCAGGCGGTATACGACCATAACGAAGCGCAAAAATCGAACCCTAATAATCTGACTAAAACCGGGCGACTTAAGAAGAAGGCTCGACTGGTGGATGGGATGGATATCAAAGCGCCGCCCGGATATACCGGTGGACGGTTTCGGGGCAACTGGCAGGTGTCTTTTGATGCACCGACCACAGATGAAACGGGACGTGTCGATAAAACCGGAAATCTGACAAAAGCCGCAGGAAATTACACGCTGTCGCTGTTCAAAGTCGGGATGAAGGCTATTTATTTCTGCAACAACGTCCCTTACGCGTATCGACTGGAGATGGGGCACTCTTCCCAGGCTCCGGGAGGGATGGTACGCATTACTGCTGCTGAGTTTCAGCGATTTTTTGAGGATGCAGTAGGGGAGGTGACTAAATGATTCCCGATATCGCGGCGGCGCTGGCCGCCAGGCTCGGCGAGTGGGCTGATGCTGAAGGGATCCCAGTTGCCTGGGAAAACGTGCCTTTCACACCGCCATCTGATGGGCTCTATCTTGCTGTCCATGACATGCCCGCCACGCCGCGTACGGTAGACCTTGGATTGCGCTGCCGCATTTATTCAGGTGTATACCAGATTAACGTTGTGGCCCCAGCCGGCACAGGCCGTACCGATGTTGTGGCCCTGGCTGATCGCGTGGCTGAATTGTTCCCCGAGGGGCAGGAGATTGAAGGCAGGGGTTTTACATGCTGGATAGATCAAACGCCTGGTGTTTTCCGCGGGATCACTACATCTGTCTCTTATACCATTCCCGTTAGTCTCAATTATCGAGCTGATATCTCCAGCTAATCCTTGCAACCTTCTAAAACTGACCGGCACTTTGCCGGTTTTCCCGTTTCTAAAGGAGTAACCAATATGGGCTTTGCATTGCCTAACGGCGCTCACGTCTATCTGGCATCGGGTTATGGCCCAGCCATTACTTTCACCGGGGCGACGAACGCCGAAAATATGGTGATCACCGTGAGTGAAGCGGACGCACTCAAGGTGGGTGATATTGTTCATGTGAACTGCAACTGGTCCGGTGTTGATAACGTCATTGCAAAAATTGATGCGATTGCCGAAAGCGCCGTAACTCTTCGCAATATCAATACCACCAACAAAAACAAATATGCCGCTGGTGGCGGTACCGGTTCGATCCGCAAGGTGCTTGAATGGACCGAGCTGCCGCAAATTACTGAGGTGTCGAAATCTGGTGGCGATCAGAACACCACACAGATTCAGTTCCTGAGCGATGATCGCCAGCGCAACCTGAATACTTATAAATCCGCTGTCTCTCAGACCTACTCGATCGCTCACGACTCAACTCTCCCGGTATATCCGTTGCTGCGCCAACTGGACGAAGACGAAGAGACGGTTGCGGCTTACATGTACGTGCCGAAGGCGAAGGAAAACCGTTACTGGGCGGCCACGGCGTCCTTTGACGATACGCCAACTACTGCGGTTAACGAGGTAGAGACAGTAAGTGTGGTGCTGAACCTGCAGTCACCGGCGATGACGTTCTACAAGGTAACTGACGCTGCCGCCTGACCCGTCAGAGCTTTCACTATTCCATGCCTCCCATAATGGAGGCTTTTTTCGTTAAGAGGTATCGATGGCGACCAAATTCTCCCTTCAGCCAAAACCTACATTCAAGGCCAATGTCTCGATCCCCCGAGCTGGCGCTGAGGATGGCGTGTTGACGTTCACGTTCAACCACAAGCCACTTAAAGAACTGGCTGACCTCGAAAAACTCGAAGGTAAAACCGCCACTGATTTTCTGATGGAAATCATTGCTGGCTGGGCACTTCCGGATGCATTCAACGCGGAAAACCTGTCGGTGCTGCTGGAAAACTATCCGGCGGCGATGAAGGCCATCCCGGAAACCTACTACCGCGAGCTGATGGGGCAGCGCGAAAAAAACTGATAGCGGTTGCCTCTGCGTTCTATACGCCTGAACCCACAGCGGCAGACCTAGCACCATACGGGCTTACGCCGGATGATTACGACGATCAATACATCGACGTCTGGCCAGATGTATGGACTTCATTCCTGGTGTTTCAGACTGTCAGTACGCAATGGCGAACGGGAATGGGGGGCGCGTCCGGGCTCGACTATAACGTTTTGCCCTGGGTGATGCGTTTGCACAACGTCGACGACGAGGCAACCGCGCTTTCGGACATCCGGGTGATGGAAAGTGCTGCGCTAAAAATTATGCATAAAGAGAGGGCGGAATGAGTAACGATATCGCCACGATTTCCCTGCGTGTAAATACCAGTGAGCTGGAGCGCGGTAATCAGGCACTGGATCGCTTTCAGGAAACCGCGACCGCCGCGGCAGGTAAAGCTGATGACCTGAACAGTACGTTCCGCACCGGTATCGATAACCAAAAGAAAAACAGCGAAAGTCTGAAGCAACAGCGCCAGGAGTTGCAGAACCTGCTGAATAAAATTAGCCCGGTAAACAAGGCGCTGGATGAACTGGACACGATCCAGGAGAGCCTGGCGAAGTTTCGCGGTAAAGGGCTGGTAGGGGATGAAGACTTTACTCGCTACAACAGCGTGCTTGAGACGACCCGAGCTAAACTGGCGCAGGTCATGGAGTGTGAGACCGCAGAGGGGCGGGCTCGCATTGAACAGGCACAGGCAGCACAGCGTGCAGCTGCGGCGGGCAAAACCTTTATCGATTCGCTGGAAGAGCAGGTCACAGCAATCGGAAAAACGCGCGCAGAACTATTAGAGCTAAAAGCAGCCCAACTTGGCGTGTCCGATCGTGCTGCACCGATGATCGCCCGACTGAAAGAGCAGGAGGAAGCGTGGAATTCAGGAGCGATCAGCGCGGGGCAATACCGCAACGCGATGCGTTATCTACCAATGCAAATGACCGACATCGTAACTTCATTGGCGTCTGGTATGCCGGTTTATATGGTAGCCATTCAGCAGGGCGGCCAGCTGCGCGATTCGTTTGGAGGTGTAGGCAATGCTCTGAAAGCGATGTTGTCGATGGTGACTCCTGCCCGAGTGGCCATTGGTGGCCTGGCCGGTGCTGTTCTGATTGCTGCAAAAGCGGGAGCGGACTACTTCACCGCCTACGACGAAATCAACAAGGCCATTATCAGGACTGGCAATATTGCCGGCACGTCAGCGCTCCAGATTATGGCTTCCTCTCAGTCTATTGCTGCCTCTACTGGCGCTACTGTAGGTACCGTTCAGAGTTTGATGACTGAGCTGGTTGGCATGGGATCGCTGACACAGCAGCAACTTGAAAAAGCAGCGGGCTCTACGGCGCTGGCGGTTCAGACCGGTATAGTCTCAGCGCAGGACATCACCAAAGCCTATAAGGACATCGAAAAAGATCCTGTTAAAGCGCTGCAGAGTCTCAACGAACAATATAATTTCCTGACCGTTTCGCAGCTTAAGCACATTGATGAGCTGGTGAAGCAAAAGGACCAGACAGCGGCCGTTACGCAGGCTATGGACCTGTTTGGCGATACGATGGCAGAACGTGGAGAGCAGGCTTACGACTCGCTGACACCGTTTGGACGACTGTGGCTGGATATCAAGGGCTGGGCGTCTGGGGCTATGCAGAGTATCGGTCAGTGGGTAGCTGAGCTGGCATCAAACACTCTGAAGGAATTCAACGCAATTTATTACAGCGTTGCGATCGTTTTCCAGAAGCTGAACCAGATCATTTCTTCCTCTATCGCGGCTGCGATTAATCTCATTCCTGACTGGGCGAAAACGGATACTTTGCAGGGATGGCAGGACTATAACGAACAAATGGCCAGCGCTTATGGCGACAGTGTTTCTCAGCTGAAAAAAGACTGGGATGCGGCTGATATGAGCGCAGGTAAATACCTCGATACGACCAGAAAGATAAGTACCGCAACCACCCAGAAGGATCGGGAAGGAGTCGCTTCTTTTGGCAAAAAGACGAAAACCGGAAAGCAGAGCACTTTCTCGGCTGGCGATCGCAGAACGGATGCTGCCCAGGCCGAGCTGCTGGCGCTTCAGGCACAGTTACGCGCGCTACAGCAGCATAAAGGGCTGAACGACACTATCAGCCAGCAGCGCAAAGAACTGTGGACGACTGAAGCGAAATTTCAGGTGCTGGAGGAGGCCTCGCGTTCACGTTCACTGACAAAGCAGGAGCAATCCCTGCTGGCGAGTAAAGACCAGGTGCTTCAGTTGGCACGGCAGAAAGCCCTGTTGGGTGATCAGATTTCCGTGCAGGAACTGCTTAATAAGCGCATAGATACCTCGCAGAAATACGTCACGCAGATGGCTGAGAAACAGGCCGCATTACTGGGTGGCGCGGGGATGAGTGACCGCCAGGCGCAGCGTGAGCTGGCAAAAAGTCAGCTCGCCGCCGGCTGGAAAAATACTGGTGGTTCGCTTGATGAAGAGGGATATCAGAAACAGCTTAAGGCAGCTAACGATTACTATGATGCTGAGGATCAGCTACGCGGTGACTGGCTGACCGGCGCGAAAAAGGGATGGGCTGATTTCGAAGACAGCGCGACCAATGTTTACTCCCAGGTGCAGACGGTTACTAGTAACGCGTTCACCGGGATGGCCAGCACCCTGACTGATTTCTTCACAACAGGTAAATCTAACTTCTCAGATTTCCTTTCCACTTTCCTCAAGGGCATCGCCCAGATGCTGACCCAACTGGCTCTGGTTAATGGAATGAAGTCAGCGTTTGGTGGAACCGGTATCGGCGCGTTCTTTGGTTTCTCAGGTGGTGGTTTGGTCCCAGGTTTTGATGGAGGCGGCTACACGGGAGATGGCGGTAAATACCAACCGAAAGGCGTTGTACACGGCGGTGAGTTTGTATTTACGAAGGAAGCGACCCGTGCACTGGGTGTCGGCAATCTGTATGCGCTTATGCGTGGAGCTCAGGGGTATGCAAACGGCGGTTATGTTGGCCGCGCCCCGATGTATGGGCTGCAATCTTCGGCAACTGGCGGCGTAACCGTTCAAACGTCCGTGATCGTTCATAACCAGAACACTCAGCAGCAGGCTTCTGATGACAGTGACGCCATTTCTCGGGCTTACAAGCAGACCATTGATCAGTCAGTACGCGCAGGTATAGCCAAACAGCTCCAGCCTGGAGGTCTCATCTGGAATGCAACGAAATCAAGATAAAGTGCCTCCGCAGATTTTGCCGTTATGCCAATTCCTGATAGGATTAATCTCAATTTTTACTGATGGAATAGGGACATGAAAAAAAATTGTAGGTGTGTTATTTCTTTCCTTCTTATTAGCCGGGTGCGATAAACCTAAAATTGACTCATCAACTGATGACGCAATGAAATCATCTATAGCCAAGGTCAGAGAATCTCTTCCGGAAAATAAACGGGAAGAATTTGATAGCGCTTTAAAGGTCGTAGCGTTCAGTAACATTAATATGGCTGACCTAATGCGAGCATCGTCAGAAAGTGACAAAGAAGATCTAAGCAAGAAGATGCGCGAGCCCCTGTCTGGCAAAACTGGAGAGGAAATCATCTCTTATGCTCAGCAAGTAACTGCCGAGAGGGAACTTAAGCAGAAAGAGCAGGCTATTCAGGAAATCAAAGAGCTTGAACAGAAAAAAGCTGACTCTGAGAAGGCCAAAGAAGAACTCAAAAAAGTACAGATTCTATCATCTCGATTTAGCCTGGAACCTGAAGAGTATGGGAAGCCACAACCTATTATTCGCCTTGTTGTGAAAAACAATACTGATAAAGCTATTTCCCGTGTGTACTTCAATGGAGTGATAGCCAGCGATGGACGTTCAGTTCCATGGCTGGAAAAAGATTTTAACTACGAAATTGCTGGCGGGCTTGAACCGGGTGAAGAAGCTACTTGGGCATTGGCTCCGAATAAGTTTTCTGAATGGGGGCAGGTTGATGCTCCAGCTGATGCGGTCTTCACAGTTACAGTAACGAGAGTAAATGGTGCAAATAAAGAAGCGATGTTTGATGCTTCTGGCTTTACAGAGCAAGAAAACAGCAGGCTTGAAGATCTAAAGAAAAGATACCTTTGAGCTGACGTATCTACTTAACCCGCTTCGGCGGGTTTTTTTATACCCGGAGGAAAGTTGGCGATCGAAACATTTATCTGGCGAACCCAGATTCAGGCGGGCATGGAAGGGGAGTTTATTTACGTAACGCGCTCTGCTTCCTTTGGAGACGGCTTTGAACAGATCGCCGGTGAAGGCATTAACCCTGAAAAACAGTCATGGCCGATGACCTTAACGGGAAAAAAAACTGAGATGCTCGATGCGCTGAGGTTTTGCCGCAAGCACATTACAAAATCCTTTATCTGGACGTCTCCTGTTGGCGAAACCGGTTTATACCGGATTGAAGCTGATTCCATTAAAGTCCAGCCGCTATCCAGCAAAGTGATGACCATAAAAGCAATCTTCAAACAGGCATACGCACCATGATTACTGAAGATTATCAACGCCTCGAACCTGGTGAAAAAATACGTCTTCTTGAGGTAGACGGTTCTGCGTTTGGTCTGGACGACGTTCTGCGCTTTCACGCTTATAACCTCCCGCATACTGAAGAAGAGATTGCGGCTGCTGGTGGCGACGAATCAAAGTTAAAGGCGAAGAGTATCTGGTGGCAGGGCGAAGAGTATGGTGCCTGGCCATATAAGCTCGAGGGACTGGAAGCTTCAACCGATGGCAGCAGCGCCCAGCCGACGCTCACCGTTGCCAACATTGACAGCTCTATCACTGCGCTCTGTCTGGCCTATGACGATATGCTGCAGGCCAAAGTTACGATTCATGACACTTTTGCGCATTACCTGGATGAGCGCAATTTCCCTGATGGAAATCCAACAGCAGATCCCTTGCAGGTGAGAAAGCGGGTTTTCTATATCGACGGTAAAAATAGCGAGCTTCCCGGTGAAAGTATCGAGTTTGTTCTTACCAGCCCGATGGATCTGCAGGGATTGATGATTCCGACCAGACAGCTGCATTCCCTTTGCACATGGTGCATTCGGAATAGGTACCGCACCGGCGATGGGTGCGATTATGCCGGCACGCTTTACTTCGACAGAAACAACAATCCGGTAAGCGATCCCTCATTGGATGAATGCAACGGCACGCTCACCGCATGCAAGCTTCGGTTTGGTGAACACAATGAACTTCCTTTCGGTGGTTTTCCAGGAACATCTTTGATCAGGAGTTAACATGCGTCAGAAAACAATTCAGGACATCCTGGCGCATGCTGCGAAAGACTATCCCCACGAATGCTGCGGCGTGATAGCGCAGAAAAGCCGGGTGGAACGCTATTTCCCATGCCGTAATCTGGCTGCTGAACCAACGGAACAGTTTCACCTTTCACCAGAGGATTACGCCGCTGCTGAAGACTGGGGGACGATAACGGGAATCGTACATAGTCACCCTGACGCGACGACCCAACCAAGCGAACTGGACAAGGCTCAATGCGATGCAACGTTGCTGCCCTGGCATATTGTCAGTTGGCCTGAAGGAGACTTTCGTACCATTACTCCCCGAGGTGAATTGCCGTTGCTCGGGCGCCCGTTTGTGCTCGGACACTACGACTGTTGGGGGCTGGTGATGAGCTATTTCCGACAGGAGCATGATGTCGAACTTCAGGATTACCGTGTTGATTATCCGTGGTGGGAGGACTCCTATTCGGATAATTTCTATCAGGATTGCTGGTACGAATGTGGGTTCCGAGAATTCAGTGGATCACCAATGCCGGGCGATTTGATCATCATGCAGGTGGAATCGAATAAGTGGAACCATTCAGGGATCTTGCTGGAGGGGAACATGCTTCTCCATCATCTTTATGGTCACCTCAGTCAACGTGTGCCATATGGAGGTTACTGGATGGAGAGAACCATGAAAATTGTCAGGCATAAAAGCCTAATCATGCAGGAGGGATAATGTGCGAATCCGTCCGTACTGTTCGCCTGTACGGTGTTCTTGGTAGTACGTTTGGCCGCGAATTCCAACTTTCGGTAGCCTCACCAAAAGAAGCCATCCGCGCATTGTGCGTTATCGTGCCAGGCTTCGAGCGTTTTTTGAATACCAGTAAGCAGCGCGGGCTTACTTACGCTGTATTCAGTGGAAAGCGTAACCTGAACGATGATGAACTCTCTATGGATCTGAGTACCGCTGATATCCGTATCGCGCCGGTTATCCTCGGGAGTAAACGTGGTGGAATATTCCAGACCATCTTAGGTGTGGCTTTGGTCGCAGTTGGTGCTGTGGCGTCATACTTTGGCGGTGGTGCTGTTGGCGTTCCTCTAATGCAATTTGGCGCTGCGATGGCCCTTGGCGGTGCCGTACAAATGCTATCTCCACAGACAACAGGGCTAGCCAGCAAGCAATCGGCAGACAACAAGGCCAGTTATGCCTTTGGTGGAGTAACAAATACGACAGCTCAGGGCAATCCGGTACCACTCTTGTATGGTCGGCGCCGTATAGGTGGCGCGATCATCTCCGCCGGTATCTATGTTGAAGATCAGCAATAAGCATGCTGTAATGGGCTTACTTAATATGGGGTAACTTGAGCATAGATTCAAAAATGAAAAAAATATCTACTCTTTTCCTTTGTACTTCCTTATTTTCAGGCATGGCTTTAGCTGATAACCATTACATACCTCTCCTCTATAATTTATCTACTATGTTTGATTTCAATCCCGTTAAAGGAGCTGTCAAATCATTAGATACTGATGTTGAAGAAAATGGTAAGGTCACTTATAAAATCGCCATCAGACTGGCTAAGAATGGTTGTGTCGAAAGCTTAGATCTTGACAACGTTTCGTCTGGTCATGAAACAAATCTAAAAAATAGCAATGGAAGTCTTGTTGGACAGAGAGATGGTAAACCTTTCTCTATACAGCTCGATGAAAAATGTAATATTTTGAGTAAAAATGAAAATGGTGACGAGTTGCGATATAGTCTTTACTCGAATGGATTAATTAAAGATACTTATTATTTGGGTAAGAAAATATCTGAGCATTTTTATGATGATAGTTCTAATTTGATACGTTCTGAGTTTTATGGTTCTGGAAAGATTCTCTCTAAAAACGAAATATCTTATGTTGATAAGGACAGGAAGCCTCTTGATTATAAAATCATAAACACATCAGTTTACTCGGAAGGTTATACAGCAACGAATACTTGTCATTATAGTGAAAAGCTTGTCCCTGAAATATGTAAAGTAACAATGCAGAGCGCAGGGAATCCTGTGCCGAAGCCAGTACTAATGACAGCGAATACGAAAGTTGAATTCTACTAGATTAAATACATTTCAATAAGCCACCTCCGGGTGGCTTTTTTTATGGGCGCAATATGGCTATAGCAACCGCTATTAAAGGCCGCAAGGGCGGCAGTTCAAGCTCAAGAACTCCTACAGAACAGCCAGACGATCTGCAGTCAGTAGCCAAGGCAAAAATCCTTCTCGCGCTGGGAGAGGGGGAGTTTGCTGGTGGCCTCACTGCGCGCGATATTTATCTCGATGGCACCGCACTTGAGAATTCAGATGGTTCACAGAACTTCAGCGGTGTGGCTTGGGAGTTTCGTTCTGGAACTCAGGCGCAAAAATACATTCAAGGGATCCCAGGTACTGAAAACGAAATCAATGTAGGTACCGAAGTTTCCAGCTCTTCAGCGTGGACGCGCACGTTCACCAATACGCAGCTTTCAGCTGTTCGCCTGCGTCTAAAATGGCCTTCTCTCTTCAAACAGGAGGACGATGGCGATCTGGTTGGCTATTCGGTCAACTACGCAATTGACCTGCAGACAGATGGCGGCACCTGGCAGACGGTGCTAAATACCAGCGTGACCGGGAAAACCACCTCTGGTTATGAACGCAGCCACCGTATTGATTTACCTCAGGCGGGCAGCACCTGGACCATCAGGCTGCGAAAAATTACAGCCGATGCCAATAGCGCGAAGATTGGCGACACGATGACGCTGCAAAGCTTTACAGAAGTAATTGACGCCAAACTGCGATATCCGAACACTGCGCTATTGTACATTGAATTTGACTCGAGCCAGTTCAATGGCTCAATTCCGCAAATTTCCTGCGAGCCCCGCGGGCGTGTTATTCGTGTGCCCGATAACTATGACCCCGAAACACGAACGTACAACGGCACCTGGACGGGCGCATTTAAGTGGGCATGGACGGACAACCCTGCGTGGATATTTTACGATCTGGTGGTCACTGACCGCTTCGGCCTTGGTAATCGGCTAACGGCAGCCAATATCGACAAATGGACGCTTTATCAGGTCGCTCAATATTGTGATCAACCGGTACCGGATGGTAAGGGGGGTAGCGGAACTGAACCTCGTTACATCTGCAACGTATACATTCAGGATCGGAATGACGCTTACACCGTCCTGCGTGACTTCGCCGCCATTTTTCGAGGCATGACCTACTGGGGAGACGACCAGATTGTTGCCCTTGCAGACATGCCCAGAGATGTCGATTTTACCTACACGCATGCTAACGTTGTCGACGGCAAATTCGTATATTCCAGCAGCACAACCATAAGTCGCTATACAAACGCTCTTGTATCCTGGTCTGATCCGGCAAATGGGTATGCTGATGCAATGGAGCCCGTCTTCGAGCAGGCTTTGGTGGCGCGCTATGGTTTCAACCAGCTTGAGATTACCGCCATCGGTTGCACCCGGCAGTCAGAGGCTAACAGAAAAGGGCGCTGGGGGATCCTGACCAACAATAAAGATAGGATTGTAACGTTTGACGTTGGTCTGGACGGCAATATCCCTCAGCCTGGCTACATTATTGCTGTTTCTGACCGAAATCTTTCAGGAAGAGATTTAGGCGGTCGATTATCCGCGGTTAATCGTCGTGTACTCAAACTTGACCGGGTTCCAAGTGCTAAGGCCGGTGACAGGATAATGGTAAACCTGCCGTCGGGTATCACCCAATCCCGAACGATACAGTCCCTGTCCGGTGAAATCGTTACCGTGACAACCGCCTTTAGTGAACTTCCGCAGGCTGAGGCTGTATGGGTTATTGAATCTGACGAACTTTATGCGCAGCAGTACAGGGTAATTAGTGTCACCGATAACAATGACGGGACATATACCATCGCGGGGGCAAATCATAATCCGGATAAATATGCCCGAATCGATACGGGTGCCATCATTGATCAGCGGCCGGTGAGTATCATTCCTCCAGGTAACCAGTTGCAGCCAGCCAATATCGCGATCAGCTCGTTTTCGGTGATTCAGCAAAATATCAGCGTCGAAACCATGCGCGTAAGCTGGGACCAGGCACAAAATGCCATCGCCTATGAGGCGCAATGGCGCCGCAACGACGGGAACTGGGTTAACGTGCCGCGCAGCTCCACCACATCATTCGACGTCCCGGGGATTTATGCCGGGCGCTACCTGGTGCGCGTGCGTGCAATCAATGCCGCTGAAATTTCCTCAGGATGGGGATATTCAGAAGAGAAAACGCTGACGGGTAAAGTGGGCAATCCACCGAAGCCGGTTGGCTTCATCGCTTCTGAAAGCGTGGTGTTCGGTATCGAGCTCAACTGGGGATTCCCGGCGAATACCGACGACACGCTGAAGACGGAAATTCAGTACAGCCTCACCGGGACCGAAGAAGATGCGATGCTGCTGGCCGATGTGCCTTACCCGCAGCGCAAATATCAGCAGATGGGCCTTAAGGCTGGGCAGATTTTCTGGTACCGCGCGCAGTTGGTGGACCGCAGCGGCAACGAATCAGGGTACACAGAATGGGTGCGAGGACAGGCCAGTATTGATGTTTCCGACATCACCGATGTGATACTGGAGGAAATTAAAGACTCGGATACCTTCAAGGACCTGATCGAGAACGCGGTGGACAGCAACGAAAAAATTGCTGGCATGGCTGACGAAATCAAAAACCATGCTGACGAACTCGAGCAGCAGGCGAAAGACATCCAGGAGAGCGCTGACGGGCTGGCACAGGCCGAAGTGAAGATAGACGAGATTTCTGTCTCGATGGACGGCATGACAGGAGGTGTGAAGAACTCGGCAATTGCGATAATCCAGGCCAATCTCGCCCAAGTGGCCACGCGTAAAACCCTGTCGGCTTCGGTTGCCGGTAACAGCGCGCAGCTGGACCGCATCGATGAGGTGATCGTCACTGACAGGGAGGCAACGGCACGCGCATTGCTGAGCCTGCAGACGAACGTCAACGGCAATACGGCATCCATCAACAGTCTGAGCCAGACGGTTTCGAATTATCAGCAGGCCACGGCGACGCAGATAAACGCCATCACTGCGACCATAAACGGTAATACGGCGGCGATAACAACGAACGCCCAGGCCATTGCGAACGTAAACGGCCAACTCAGCGCGATGTACAACATCAAGGTTGGGGTAACGAGTAATGGCCAGTATTACGCCGCAGGCATGGGGATCGGGGTGGAGAATACGCCATCCGGCATGCAGTCACAGGTTATTTTCCTTGCTGATCGTTTTGCCGTTACCACTGCTGCCGGAAACAGCGTGGCGTTGCCATTTGTGATCCAGAACGGGCAGACGTTCATCAGGGCCAGCTTCATCCAGGATGGTACCATTGAGAACGCCAAAATCGGCAACTATATCCAGTCGAATAATTATGTGGTTGGATCTGCAGGCTGGAAGCTTGATAAGGGAGGAACGTTCGAAATTAACGGAGTGGCCGGGGGCGGTAGGATGCTGATATCTAGCACTCTCATTCAAATCTACGACAGCAACAACGTGCTGCGCGTCAGAATGGGGTTATGGTAATGCCACAGGGTTTGCAATGCTGGGACGGCGCCGGGCGTATTGCCGTTGATTTAAGTGATTATGCTATCCGGTATATTGGAAGCACGTCCGTAACATTTGCGGCGGGGGAAACGGCTAAGGACGTTTCCTTTTCCGGGGTAACGCAGGACGGGTCATTTATATCAATCGTATCGGCGAGTTCGGCAGGAGTAATAAATGAATATTATTGCCGGGCTTTTAATGGTGGCTTTACCGTTTTTTATTTACCGAGCGGCGGCAGTATTTCGATAACTCTTAATATGGAGGTTTATAACTTTCAATGAGTGGATTCGAAGTTTATAACAGCGCTGGAAAATTGCTGGTTGATTCACAAAACAGGTCGACACTTTTTTATGATCAGCGTGCGCTCGGTGCAGTGACTGACAAAGGTTATTACCGCGTGGATAGCCCTTTCGGAAACGGAAGCACTCTGGGTATTACCCAGCCGCAATTCTGGAATGATGGGAATTTGCGCTGGCTGCAGCTGGATACTAATAAGTATGGCTTACCAGGAGCTGACCTTCTGGAAGACAATGCGGGCAGCATGATACGCACGTCCAGAAACGTTGGAATGCAGAGCGGATATCTGGATGTCTTCGACAGCGCGGGGAATCTTATCTGGAGCGCCGCCTCGGCATCGAAAATGCCGCGCGTGGTGGGCTTTTTCGACGTGCCTACCAATTACGATCTGCAGAACAATACCTTTGCGATAAACCTGGGTTTTAATCCGTGGATTCTGGTTAACAACTGCCCAGGCAACCTCAGCGACGACGGAACTGTCGTTGGTTATTCAGGAATCGTACTCAAATGGACAGGCTCACAGCTGCAGGGGAGGTACATCACAAAAAATCAGCGCAACTGGAGCCAGACACTTCAGGGGCGAGGGCTACGAATTCCCATCGCTCAGTTTGTCGGAATTTGATACGGGCGGGACGCGCGGGTATTGAGTAGCGATCATGTTTTGCTTCACACCTTTTGCAGGTTCGAAGCGGTATACGACATCAAGCTTATCCGTTTTCTTATAACAGATATTGCTTAGCCGCTTATTTATATGTCGGCTGAAAATGCCATTGCTGCTGTCTGAAATTACGTTAACTTCCCTCGTGGCGCAGTCGATATTTACGTGAATATCTCCCCCCAGAGATAAGCGCGCCGCATCCACCGGGTAATCCATTTTAAAGGCATAGTCTCTGTCTTTATTGGCACAGCCAGCCGCCAGCAAAAGTGCCACGGCAAATAATCGTTTCATTTCTACATTCCTGTATCTGCGGGAATATCCATTTTATTCGAGTTTAAAAATTAGTCAGATTGATAAGAGCGATCAATTTTACTTTATTGATCGCTTTAAACGATCGTTATTATCGTGAGGTAGTTCATGCTTTATAACACTGGCACTATTGCTATCAACGGAAATACAGCCACCGGAACGGGTACGAACTGGACTGCGCCAGCCAGCCAGGTCCGTGCTGGCCAGACGATCATCGTCATGTCTAACCCGGTGCAGATGTTCCAGATTTCATCTGTGAACAGCGCCACGTCAATGACGGTTACGCCTGCTGCTTCCCCGGCGCTGAACGGCCAGAAGTATGGAATACTGGTGTCCGACAACATCTCTGTCGACGGACTGGCACAGGCGATGTCGCAGCTCATCAAAGAGTATGACGAGAACATTGGCGCGTGGGAGACGTTCGCCACTACCTCAGCAAACCAGACCATCACCGTTACCATCAATGGAACCTCCGTCAATATTCCAAGTATTGGCGCACTTGCCAGAAGGGGGGTCAACAGCGATATAACAGAGCTGAAAGGGCTCACTACTGCGCTATCTGTTACCCAGGGCGGTACCGGTTCGGCTACTGCATCAGGCGCTCGCGCAAACCTCGGTTTGGGAAGTAGCGCGACGAAGGACGTGGGAACAGCTGTAGGAAACGTAATGCAGGTGGGCGCGTTTGGCCTGGGGAATAGTGCAGCGCAGGTAATTACTGACGTGTGGGATAAATCATTAGGCAGCAGGTTTATTATGATGTCTCCATCAACTTCAGGCGGGCCACAATATTACTCTATGGGTATTAGAATATCTGAGCGCAGTTGGGGAAATGGTCCAAATGATGTTTCCCAGCAATCATTTTCTGCATTCTCGATGGGAGGAAAAAGATTCACATGGATGACAATGGCTGATGGGGTTAATTCTGGGTGGCTAGAGGTATATCATAACGGCAATACCACAAAGTCCAGTGATGGGACACTGAAAGCTGCCTCGCCTGTGATTAAACTTTTTTCCGATGGCAGATACCTGACCAACGATGAATCAGAGGGCTGTACTGTAACCCGTCTGGCCACAGGTGAATATCTGGTGGAAGGTTGTGAAGGGCTAAACTCGGACGCCGCATGGGGCGGCATTGATGGTGGTTTTGATATCCCCACAGACTGGAACAAACAGCCCCTGATCTGGCTGGATTATGAGGTTAATGCTGACGGTTCAGTGTTAGTGAAAACCTATCACCGCACGCATCCAGACGCGCCAGCATTCGCCAGAAATGAATTACTGGATGTTAATGATGGCGAACCGGTCGATATTCCGCGTGACCAGTTTGTCAGTATTCGAGTGGAAATGCCCGCGGACAGCATCTGGAATCAACGACAGAAAGATATAACGAGAGCTCCTGTAAAAGAGTAAGGCCTCTGAAAAATGCAGCCCGTCATATGCCGTATCGGGCTGTGGATGAATGTTCAGACTTCATGATTCAGCTATTTTAAAACGAAACCATTAATCTTCACGGGCGACCTTTTTTTCCAGGGACTCTATACGCTCAAGCATGGCTAAAATTGCTTCATGGTGGAGAGCTGCAGCAACCCCGTAAGTATCGACAGTTTTCACATCAGGAATCACTGTTCCGTCCTTAAGAGTAATGTCATAGCCACCTTTAACAGCTTCGGGAAACACTTGCTCAACGTCCTGAGCAATAAAGCCGTAACCCGTTGTTTCATTGTCTATACGCTCCCAACAGCAGCCCTTAATGGTTCTCATCTTTACGAGTGGATCAGATATGCGCATGATGTCTTTTTTTATACGCGCATCAGAGAGTGATACCCATTGACCACCTGTGCCACGCCCATCTGGGTAAAACATAAATGATGCTGCTGCCCCTCCTGATTCTGCCACCACATTTAACTGAACACGATCAAGTGGGGTAGAGCCGCTACGTATTGCACCAAACGCCCATGAACCGCTATACCACTTACCGACTATCTGATTAACATAATTCCCCTGAGATGAATCCGTTGTCGTATTGTTCATCTCAATGGAATTGTCACCTCCATTTCCTTTCCTAACACCTAAACCACCGCCGGCATTTGTATGCCAGTCAGTTGCTCCGCCACCAACACCATTGATTGTCACAGCAGACGAAATCGTGCCCCCGGTCTTCCCGTTTACCGTACCCAGGCGCGAATCATCCCCGGCCGCCACGGTTCCGGCAGCCGTTCCCACGTCCTTCGTCGCGCTACTTCCCAAACCGACGTTTAATAGATTGCTCTTGAGTGGCCAGGCCGATAACTTCACCTGATTTTTTTGCAGAATTTATTGGGTGAAAAATATGCAAATTGGCTATGTAAGGGTGTCAACAAATGACCAAAATACGGATCTTCAGCGACAAGCACTCGAACGCGCAGGATGTGAGCAGATTTTCGAAGAAAAAATGAGCGGAACAGTGGCGAACCGGCCAGCGTTGAAAAAGCTTCTTAAGGCGCTGAATGAGGGGGATACGCTGGTGGTTTGGAAGCTGGATCGCCTTGGGCGCAGCATGCGGAATCTGGTGCTGCTGGTGGACGAACTCCGGCAGCGCGGCATTCACTTTAAGAGCCTCACTGACAGCATCGACACATCAAGCCCGATGGGCCGCTTCATCTTTCATATCATGTCTGCTCTAGCGGAAATGGAGAGGGAGTTGATTGTGGAGCGCACCCGGGCAGGTCTGGCTGCCGCTCGTGAGAAAGGACGAATCGGCGGCAGGCGTCCGAAGCTTACCCAGGAACAATGGGACCAGGCGGGCCGGCTGATTGCGAACGGCGTGGACAGAAAGCAGGTGGCGATCATCTACGATGTGGCTGTGTGCACACTGTATAAAAAATTCCCCGTTTCAAAAGCGGCTTAAATCTGCGCACAAAGGGTTACGGGCATAAAATTTACAAAAACCATAATTCGAAGCGACATAGAAACTTAGAAACGAAGCGGTGAAGCTTTGAACAACCACATGTGAGCCGGTGTATTGCGTACCCATAAAAATGAAACTACTGTATATAAAAACAGTATTTGAGGTGTATGCAATGGAATTCATCAGGCCAACAGAACTGCGAGAAATTATCGCTCTCCCGCTTTTCAGTGACTTAGTTCAGTGTGGTTTCCCAAGTCCCGCAGCTGATTACGTTGAACAGCGTATCGATCTCAATGAGTTACTTGTCGCTCATCCGAGCTCCACCTATTTCGTCAAAGCCGCAGGTGATTCAATGATCGAAGCTGGGATTAGTGACGGTGATCTACTAGTGGTGGACAGTTCGCGCACAGCTGAACATGGAGACATTGTCATCGCCGCGGTGGAAGGGGAATTCACTGTTAAACGCCTGCAGCTGCGCCCGACAGTGCAGCTCATTCCAATGAACAGCGCGTACTCACCGATCATAGTCGGTAGCGAGGACACGCTCGATGTCTTCGGTGTTGTGACTTTCATCGTTAAATCTGCGAGCTGAGCATGTTTGCACTCTGTGATGTGAATTCGTTCTACGCATCATGCGAGACGGTGTTTAGACCTGATCTGAGGGGGCGGCCAGTGGTCGTTCTGTCGAACAATGATGGTTGCGTAATCGCACGAAGCGCCGAGGCCAAGGCCGCTGGAATTACCATGGGGGAGCCATTTTTCAAGCAAAAGGAGCTTTTCCGTCGCGCTGGCGTTGTTTGCTTCAGCAGCAACTATGAGCTGTATGCTGATATGTCGAACCGGGTAATGACGACGCTTGAAGAAATGAGCCCCCGCGTTGAAATTTACAGTATCGATGAAGCATTTTGTGACCTGACGGGCGTTAGGAACTGCCGGGACCTGGCGGAGTTCGGCAAAGAGATCCGCGCTACGGTTCTGAAGCGTACGCACCTGACTGTCGGGGTTGGCATCGCGCAGACGAAAACCCTCGCCAAGCTGGCAAATCACGCCGCCAAGAAATGGCAGAGGCAGACGGGCGGAGTGGTTGATTTGTCCAATATCGATCGCCAGCGTCGGTTGTTGTCTATTGTGCCGGTTGAGGACGTATGGGGCGTTGGCCGCCGCATCAGTAAGAAGCTTAACGCCATGGGTATTAAAACGGCTCTGGACCTCTCAGAGCAGAGTACGTGGATTATCCGTAAACACTTTAACGTGGTACTCGAGCGAACGGTCCGGGAGTTGCGCGGCGAGCCTTGTCTGGATCTGGAGGAGTTTGCACCGGCTAAGCAGGAAATCGTCTGCAGTCGGTCATTCGGCGAACGCGTGACTGAGTATGAGCAGATGCGCCAGGCTATCTGCAGCTATGCCGCCCGTGGTGCTGAAAAATTGCGTGGTGAGCATCAGTACTGCCGCTTTATCTCTGCGTTCGTGAAAACCTCTCCCTTTGCGCTTAACGAGCCGTATTACGGTAACAGTGCATCTATGAAGCTTCTTACACCCACTCAGGATTCCCGCGACATTATCAACGCCGCGGTAAAGTGCCTGGACAAAATCTGGAAGGACGGGCACCGCTATCAAAAGGCAGGAATCATGCTGGGAGATTTTTTCAGCCAAGGGGTGGCGCAGCTGAACCTTTTCGATGAGAACGCGCCGCGCGCTGGTAGCGAAAGGTTGATGGAAGTGCTCGATCACCTGAACGCAAAAAACGGAAAAGGAACACTCTACTTTGCCGGACAGGGCATTCAGCAGCAGTGGCAGATGAAGCGTGAAATGCTTTCGCCACGATATACAACAAGATATTGTGACCTTATTTGCGTAAAATAAGGTCACATTTATTTTAACCAGCATATGATATTTTAAAGTCTTGTTAATATTTCATTTAACGTACCGTTTAATCGTTTTATTGCGCCATATTTGAAATTTGGTTTTTTAGATCGTAAATAAATATATGTATGTATTTCGAGTCGTATTAAATGTGGTTTTTCTTCACTTAAATATTCTCTGATATTGCTAAAGGCATATAGGTTAGCTAAGTAGGAATCAAACGATTCGATATCTATAGGTTTCCAGGATAATAATAGGTGCTTTAACAAAAACGAGCTGCCAATAATCTGCAAAGGTCTGAACCTTGAATAATCATCAAGGCTATCAATGCTTTTAGTGGTATCAATGCTGTACCATCCATCATATTCTACTGCATGGCGTAGTGATTTAATTGTAGCTGCGGTAATGTGGCTTTCATATTTTTTCAGAAAAATATTCATGTAAGGATCTTGGTTCATCGATGATAAACCGTAGCGTCGCAGGTGATCAAAGCCACCTTTCTTATCAATGAAATCAGAGATTTCTTCAAGGCTAAAGTCATTTGCCATTTGTTCAATGTAATCTTTGCTTAATAACGGATTCGTCGGTAAATATTCATTTTCAGTGAGGAAGATGTAATTCCGTACCATTAACATCCATGAGTATATTGGCACAATCCTTTTCTTTGTAATTATGTCATGGAAACATTGGGATAATGAAATTTCATCAACATTATGGATATGAGGTTGATCTGCAATGGCTATATCTTCGAGAGACATTTTTTTTGGGGTTGAAAATATCACTTCTTGTGTTGATTGTGAAGATTCCAGCCCCATGCTGTAATCTCTAACAATATCGGGGATTGCATATTTTCTATATAATGTCCACAATTCTTTTTCAGAATATGAGTCGTTGTCGTCTTGATTTATGAGGTAATTTTTTGGTGAGTGCTTATGCAGTATTTCTATGCTTTTATTGTGGCTATGGTGGAGGATAATTGATGAGGTTATACAACCAATAACGTCACTTGAGCGAACATTCCATTCTTTGTCAGGATTGCTATTAATGTATTCATATAAAGGAAGGATTTTATCGATACATCTATTAATAATACGAATATTAACTATGTCTTGATTTTTGATTATGTTCAAAAAAGCTTGTTTATCAGTTTCTGGAAGTGGTGATAACCTAGGGAGGATAATATCACAAAGCTCTTCAAAATTTGGTGTGAAAGATATAGTGTCAGAAATTAACTTTTCTTTATGAGTTATTTCAAAGTTGGCTTCTTTAGATGTGTTCCCAACTACTATAAAATCTAATTCTCGGTTCTCTTTCTGAGAATAGAGTGTATGACAGTAATTAAGGATTAATGATGTGACTTCTTCTTTGTCGACGCGCTCAATATCATCTAAAATAAATATTCCAGAAAGGCTTGATAATACTTTTCCTTTGATGCTAGCCCCTATGGAGTTAAATAAAGATTTTATGACGCCAGAGTCATCAGGACTTCCGCGGAGTAAGCTGGCACTATCAGCTATTGAATTAATCTGATGTGTGATGTTTTCAGTGTCGGCAAGATAGTAACATTCAATAATCTTTGATTTAAAATCTTCTAGCGAAGAAATCCCCAAGAGAGAAATATAAAAGTATGTGTTTTTATCATATAAATCCTTAAGCCTGGTTTTGATAAAATGCGTCTTTCCAGTACCCCAAGCACCATCAATAAATAATAAACCGTCTCGGTCTATTTCAATTAAAGGTATTAGTTTTGTGACAAAGGATGAGATTGAGTTTTCCATAAAATGCCTCGGGAATAGGGAGTTCTATTAATGATATTTATAATATAATTAATAGAAAAGCTGATCAAGAATTAAAAATATTAACTAAAACTATTGGATTTTGATTTTTCACATTCCCCACGGCACGCGTCACGGCGTGCCAGATAAACTTGTCGGCTGGCACAGCGCCGTCGGCTGCTATCTCCTCAGCTTCTTTACCGCCTAGGTCCTGACGCATCCACTCACGTGCCGCTTCTGCAGACAGAACCAAGGGGCGGCGGTCGTGAATATCAACCAGGCCTTTATCAGCTGCAGACGTCACTATCAGAAAACCTTCTGCTTCATCGCCGCGTTCGAACGGCGTACTGCCGATCGCAGCCATAAATATCGGTTGTCCATCGGCACGGTGGATGAAAAACGGCTGTTTCTTGTCGCCTTCCTTCTTCCATTCGAACCACCCATCTGCAAAGCAGATCGCCCGGCCATGCTGCCACAAAGATTTAAACATTCGACTCGTGGCCGCAGTTTCGACGCGCGCGTTAATCAGTGGCGGCTTATCCCACCACCCGGGCGCATAGCCCCAGAACACTGGATCGAGATGCAACTGCTCGTCACGTTCGCTCAGCAACAGAACTTTGGTACCTGGCGCCACGTTGTAACGTCCAATAGGTTCAGGGTCGTATGCGATGTCGCGATCGGCTTCATCGGCCAGGTAAGCCAGATATTCTTCACGCGTTTGAGCTTGTGCAAAGCGTCCACACAT